CGTGGGTCACCACCTTGAAATGGTAACTTACGATACATTCTAGTCATTAACGGTTACCCTGTGGTTTCAGTTCTACGTCTACTGCCATAGCAGTTGTCCAGTTTCCTGTAGGCTGTACAGAGAATCGGTGATACCTACCAGCACTGCGTAGGCTACATCTACCTTCTGAAGTTGCAGGTACATAAGCACTAAACTCAACAGTGTCATCAAGCTCTCTACGGCTTGCTACGGCTACGTTAGCACTACCATTGTCTATCTGTGGTCTTGCTAGGGTTGCTACAGAGTTATAACCTGCCTCTATATCTGTGGTTACTAATGTTGGAGTAATGGATGTTCCAGTAAATACAGCTACTTTATTACCTTTAATTCCAGCAAATAGTAACTTACCACCAATAAATAATCGTGAGTCTAATGAGGCAACTAATGTTTCTAGTGTAGTGCTTGCTGCTACAGCTTCTGCCATGTCAGTGGCTGTTCCTGTACCAGTGCCAGCTCCTGTTGCACTAAAAGTTAACCCTACCGTATTTGCTGATGCTCCAATAGCAGTAAAGTCAGTAGTTGCTCCACCTATTCCATCGTTAAGTGCTACGATAGTGTAAGATTTACCAGAAACAATAGCAGATGCTATAACATCAGATTCAGCAGTTATGCCTTCTAAAGTTGTTCCTGTAGTTGCTATAGTGCCTACTACATCAGATATAGTTTCTGCTCTTGACCATTTATCTAATTGCCAATTGTAAATAAGGATACTTCTTGTACCTTGTACGTTAGCAAAGTTCCATACTACCAAGTTTTTAATAGGGTCAACTGCTGCACTAATAGTATTAATATTAACTAGGTCAGCGTTATCAAAAAACCATCGGTCTATTTTTTCTGTACCAATACCATTAATTGTTTGACCATCAGTGCTATAAAATCCGTCATCAGATAAGAAGAAACTTAATGCTCCATACTGTGCTACCGAGTTACCCTCTAAACATCCTAATCCACTAGAAATATTATCAAACTGAAAGAATAATGGAGAGCCAACGTATGAGGCACGAACCAATGCTTTTTCTAAAAACACAACACCAAACTCACCACCTGTTACTGCTTGTACGTTACCGCCATCAGCAATAATTTGGTAGTCAGATTGTGATGTAGGACCAGATGTCCAGTCAGTTTCATCATTAATGTCTGACCACTGCACTTTGTCAGCATCTGTTCCTCCTGCAATATTTCCTGCAAATACAAAATCCCTAACAATAGCTATGTCTTTAGCTATAGGAGCTACAGCATCAACATCAGCAAATACTGTTGAGCTACCTATTTCCCATGATTGTATTTTTTCAGAGTTGTTTGTAGCTAATACTACTTTACCAAACTGCTCAAATTTCCATGTGCTGTTACCACCATAGCCACCAGCTTTAGATACATCTACAAGGTTTAGAGTTGTGTTGTCCATTTTAAATAATTTAGTAGGACTTCCTGCAAACACTTGTATGTTATTTCCAAACTTGGCAACAAATACGCTGTTAAGTATTTCACTTGCACCATTAGAGTAATCTTCTGCACTAGGAAATGCTCCGTACCCTATACCTACAGGAAATACGTTTTTAGCATCATTCAGTGAGCCAGCATTAGCAGGTTGGTCAGGCAACCATTCGGTAAATTGGATTCTTTGATTTGACATATTAAGACTTCATAATGTAACAAAGTGCATAGTAAGGAGGTAAGTTAGCATTAGTACCACTTACACCCTCTGTACTATTTGTTGTTGTTATATTAGCAAAACCTGTTCCAGAGGCTGCATTTCCACTACCGCAATACAAAGTTCCAATACCTGCCCCTCTTCGGTCATTTACTTGTGGAACTGTATGAGTATGTCCTGAATCTGTAGAGGTTGCTGTATGAGTATGGCTTACCACTACTGCATCTGCACTACCACCAGTATCATCTACATTATAAGTATTTCCTGCTCCAACAACAAACCTGTCTTGTAAATTAGGAGTGCTACTTGTACCATCACATAGTAACCATCCTGCAGGAATAGATGCCTCACTACCTGACCACAACATAATCATGCCAGATACAAATGCCGTTAGTGTAGTCCATGTTGGAGTTGCTCCACTACCTACAGATGTTAAGAACTGACCAGATGTGCCAGAGCTACCGTCAACAGTAAAGTTACCAGTAACGGCTAATGTACCTGATGAAGTTAATGTTCCAGAGTTAGTAAGGTTATCGCCAGTTGACCCATCTACTAAATCTTTAACTTGAGCCATGATGCTTCTGCCCATATTATTGAGTGTTGATGGGGGACATCCTTCGTTAATATTAATACCACCAATATCAGTGTTATCTGATGGGGTGGATGACCACTCACTTACTTTATTTCTGCTCATAGTTTATCCTATCCTTAACCATACGTTTGTGCCGACAGGAACATCAGTCCAATTGTTACCTTGAATATGTCCGTCAACGATTAAATTACCTGTTCCTGATATAGAAGCACTAACACTATATGTTACTGAAGTTTGTGCATCTACTGTAGCTATTCCATTTACTGTAGCATTTCCTACTGCAATAATATTAGCATCTGCTGTAGCTGTTCCTACGCCAGTAATGCTAGCTGTACCAAAGACTGGTTGCCCTGCTGATATTGCTACAACAACAGCTTGTCCAGTAATTGCTGCACTACCAACTACTGTTCCTTTTGGTGATGCTTGTACTTCAGCTATACCAGTAATAGATGCTGAACCACCGCGAATAACTCCTGTAATATTTGCGGTAACACTAGCAAAGCTAGTAATGTTAGCACTACCATTAACTGGTTGTGGTGCAGTAATAACAGTAACCGTAGCTGCTGCAACAATAGAAGCAACACCAACTCTAGTCGCATTAGCTAGTGAACTAAATGGTGCTTCAGAAAATGCGGTTATACCAAACATTATTCACTCCAGTTTTGTGAGTTCATTACCTCAATCAACGCCTCTACATCAGCACAAGCTGCTATGGCTACCTCTAGTCTTTCTGATTCTGCTACTATATGAGCACGTTTTGCTACTACGTCTTCTGGTATTGCTACCTCTCTTTCTGCTTTGCGTACTACATACCAGTCTGTCTGTGCTAGCATCGTACCTGCTGTATGTTTAACTTGGTTTATCATTGTGTGCTTCAGACCATGAGTAACTACCTGAACATCGGTGTCTACCATGACTGGATTCTCTGGGTCAGAATTATCTAGCTCTTGTTCCCATACTGGGTTGCCATCTTCATCTACCGCATCTACATCTTCTAATGCTTTAGGATTATCTAGTTCACCATTCCAGTAGTATCTGTCATCATGCCTAACAGGGTCTGTTTCCCATGTAATACCAAGAGCATCCTTGTCTTCCTGTGTGGATAGTCGTAACCAATTTCTTGGGTACTGTATGTCGTTGTGTGTAAAACCCCTGTCTATAGGAAGTGTCTTACCATTTAATTTAAAAGCCATTTCTGTTACCTCGCTAAAGAATTTTGTAAATATTGTATTGCTTTTTTCATACCTTCTATGTTGTCACCAAAAGCACCCAATCCATTGTTGCAATTATTGCATAGAACTCCTCGTACTTTTCCTGTTGCATGGCAATGGTCTATAGCCAGTCTTCTTCCATCAGGTTCTTCAGTTTTACCACAAATAGCACAACCATTATCTTGTTGCATTAACATATCATCATACTGTTTTTGAGTAATTCCATATTTTCTTCTAATATGAGCATCATTCTTTGCTAGTCCAGTATAATTAGGTGGTTTATACTCTGAACACTTCTGGTATTTGATTCCTTGCTTAAGATGTTTAGCATTTCTTAAATGTATTTCATTACAATCTATACACTTCACCTCGTATAGCAACGCACCATTCTTCTCTTTCTTACTAGACTGACCTACTACTATACCAAGAATACCCTTGTATTCATTATATGCCTGCCTATGTGGTCTAGGAGCAAATTGTCTTTTACTCATCGGGCTAAACTCACTTTGAATGGCGATTCGGCAAATGCCATGTAGATGTATGTACCACCACTTGCATTAGTACCACTATAAGTCCAACGCAGTTTTACACCATTAGATAGAAAATCAATTTCAGGACTATTATTATTCTCTGCTCCGCTTGTATTTGGAAACAACTCTAGCCCTCCTACATTATAAGAATCTCTAGTAGCATCAAGGACTACCCAGTTTGCAACACCATTAGTTCTCTTAATCATAATATAAGCAGGTCTAAATCCTGTGTATACAAATACACCATCAGCAGAACCATTACCTGTGTAGCTACCAAACTTACTGTATCCTTCTACCTCTGCAAAGCAATAGGCGACATAGGTTGCGGTGTTCTCGTTGCTCACGGTGTTGGTGCCTAGCGAGAAAACAGAAGATGTCGGCGCGGTGCTATTGAATGTGGATGCGTTGGTGCTGACGGCAGAGGTGGTGTCAAGATACAGAACTTGTGCCGCTCCGATGCTATTGTGCCAAACCATCCAGTTTGAAAAGCCGGTGCCAATGGTCCCGGTGCGCTTCTTCACAATTACCATTCCTGGAGCAACACCCAAGCCATGTCCTACAGTAGCATTAGCACCTGTTCCTGTATAAGTCACCACACTAAACCCTGCTGTTGTGTTAGCAGATATACTGGTTGCAGCAATACTTCCTGCTAAAACTGAACCTGAATTAACACCATCAATCTTTACACTTCCTGCTGTTGGAATTGCTCCTACTCCTGCAGTATTTGTTGTCGTTGGTGCTCCTCCTGCTTTCCAGTTCCATGCTACATAACTATTACCAGTTGCGTTCCAAAAAGAACTATTGCCAATGCCAAATCCATCAGAATTAAAAGAAACTAAACCGTTTCCATCACCACCTTGAGCA